CGTCCGGCCGACGCTCCAGACGTGGGTGATGAAGGAGGTCTCCAAGCCCGGTCAGTGCATCCGCCTGGACATCATGCGCTTCAAGGACGTCCAGATCACCAAGCAGGACGGCAAGAACCGCTACACCTTCCGGCCAATGAAGGGCTTGTACTTCCTGCCGTACAACCCGCTGGACGGATCACAGATGGATATGTCCCCGATGATGGAGCGGGACGCCATCGGAGCGCCGTACCAGGATTGTGACAAGGCCACCTGGCTCTATCGCAGCTTCCCGCACGGGATGCAGTGGTTCGGCAGCGACCCGCCGAGCAAGCTCCTGATGGCCGGGATGTCGCAGGGCACTTGGATCGAGACCCCGGCCTGCGACATCGAGTTCACCGCCAAGGACATCCGTGAAGTCCAGGAGGTGCAGTTGCTCCAGGAGGCTTACGACAAGGCCACGGCCCCCAAGAACAAGATGACACCGGAACAGGCGCTCACGAGTGCCTCCATCCTTCAGCGGGTCGCCCTGGTGGGTGGCCCGGTCAGCACCGGCACCTTCAACCAGGCCGTGCCGATGATCAACACGACCACGCTCGGCGGGTCCGGAGCGAAGACGATGGTGCCGGGAATGCCGACTGCGGTCAATGGCGGGTACACCGTTGGCACGGGCACTTCCCCCTCCATCACCTCCTTCACGGGCGGTCCCGGCACCACCATCACGGTGCTGGACGAGGACGCTGTGGACGACGGGCCGGTCATGATGACCGCGGTTCGCAAGCAGGTCATGCTGCGGATGCCGGAGGATGTCCGTGATCGGATCAAGGCGCTCGCCGACCGGGACGGAGCAAGCGTCAATGAGCTGATCAACACACTCATCCGCCGTGAGCTGGACGAGCGGGACGGCACGGTTGCACCCAGCGACGAGCAGCTTCTGGTCAGCTACTTCCTGCACAGCGAAGACCCGGAGCGGATCGAGGCGGTGCGAGCCGGGATTAGGAACGTGATTGCCGCTTACGGTGGTACTGCCATCGCCGTGTGTAGTCGGTACGAGAAGGCCTTGCTCTCCATCACCAGACCGAAGAAGCCCGCCAACGCCTTCAACCCGATGAAGGTCAGCGTGATGTGGGTGCAGCTCCACACGGCCGACCCCGGCGTCCACTGCCTCGATCATCCGATCGGCGATCGCAAGCCGGTGTTCAACGAAGGCGGTGCAGCGAAGGGCCGTCTTGACTTCGACGGTCACTTCCTCAAGTGGGTCTCGTTCCCGGCCACCTGCATGATCACCAACTGGTCCTTGTGGGACGATCAGGACGACGGAACCGTCTACGCTTCCGGCCCGTTCGGCATGAACTCCACCCTGGTCAGCATCGGCGATACCTTCGACATGGATCACTTGTCGGTTGACATGAGCAACCTGGCTCCGTAGAGTCACCCCAGTTGCATAGAGAACAACGGCCCGAAGCGCTCGCCACGCTTCGGGCCGTTGCGCGCTTGGACTCGGCTCCCGTTGACATTGGCACCTGAATCCGGGTACGGTCCTGCCCCTGGTCCCTGGGCGATACCTGCGGCCAGACTCGCAAGTCTCTATGCAGCCGGGATGCGCGGGTGGCCTTAACCCAACGGTCCAACACACCGACAACACGGAGGTACGAGATGCTCCCTTTCCCCGCCCAATGCCAGCAATGAGCGCGTCTGCACCAACCCCACTGGCTCCGGACGTAGAGGCCAAGTTCAAGCGTGTCGTCAAGATGATGGGCAACCTGCTCATCGCCCGCAAGGACGTCAAGGCGATCGAGTACCACGGCACCTGGATGCCGCACCGCCAGAACATGCGGGAGACCGGCGACGGCGATCTGATCCCGTTCCGCTTGGTGGACTTCCACGAGCATATGTTCGGCAACCAGTGCCTCGGGACTTACCTGCTCGATACCGACAGCAACGTCAAGTTCTTCGCCATCGACGTCGATCTCCGCAAGGAGGGTGCCGCCTATTGGCCGGTCCACGACGCGGAGGAATTGGAAGCCATCCTGACCATGAGCGAGGGCAACGAGGTGGTCGTCAACGGCATCCTCGATACCGAGACCGTCATCGGCAACCTGGAGGAAGCGCTCCATCAGCCCGATCACGTCGGCCATCGCTGGGCGCGTATCCTGGTCAGTTCCACACTGAGCAACCTGGCCCGGATCGTCACCAACGAACTCGGCCTGCCCTCGCTGCCGGTCGTCACGGGTGGCGGCGGGCACCTGCTGGTGCCTCTCGGTGAACTCACCCCGGCAGTGGAGGCCCGCGTTCTGGCTCGGCAGGTGATGGAGGCCGCTGGAGGCCGCCAGACCAAAGGCGACAACTTCTGGATGATCGGCGAGTCCGAGAATCCCGGCATCGAACTGGAAGTCTTCCCGAAGCAGGACACCATCCCCAAGAACGGCGGCTTCGGCAACCTGATCCGCCTGCCGCTCGGCCTGCATCACCGCACCAAGACCCGTACCTACTTCGTGGACCCGCTGGGTGGCGCGTTCGCCTGGAGCCTGCCCAAGGCAGACGCAATCGCAACCCTTGAAGCTGCTTCAGCAGCACTTGGCCTGGAGACCGGACAATGACCATCGACGTGGAGTTCTTCGACAACATTCCGACCGCGGTAGGCGAAGGGTTGGTCACCACAGCCCATATCGAGACGTGGCTCGATCTCGTCGGCCTGGAGGGCGACGAACGTGTCGCCAAGGTGCAGAAGACCATCAGGGAGGATGGAACTCTCGTCCAATTCCAAGTGGTCTCACTGCACCGAATGGCCCATGACGCCTGGATGAACCAGCGGGCAGCGGCTCTGGTGGCCGTCGATGAAGCCCCGATCCCGGAGGAGTACCTCAAGGACGTGCCGGAGCCGGTCTACGACGAACCGCTCCCGGATATGGCTGGCGAGATCAAGAAGAGACTCGGCATCATCGCTGCCGTGAGGAAGTTCGGGAAGCCTCAGGACAGGATCAAGGACAACCGCACCGAGGGAGTCAAGGTCAGGTGTCCGTTCGACAGTCACAACGACGCCGACCCGTCCGCCTGGTGCAACACCGAGAAGGGCACTTGGTACTGCGGTCGCTGCGAGGTCGGCGGCGACGTCATCGACTTCTTCGCCGCCCGCCAGGGCTACGACCCGAAGACGTTCCACAAAAACGGCGATTTCTCAGAGGTCGTCAAGCGCATGGGAGCGGAACTCGGACTGAGCGTCCAGAAGCGAAGTGGGACATTCGAGCTTGTCGATGACAACGAGGAGTGGCCCTCCCCTCTCCCCGACGCCCCCGAGGAAGAACTCGTCGCCGAGCCTCGGGGGCTCCCAGTCGATCTTGAGTACGGGCCGCTCGGAGGCGAAGAGTCCGATCCCACTCCCGCCGTGCCCGCCGTCCCCGAATCCCACGAGGCCCGCGAGCCGGTAACGATCACCGACGAGCAGATGATGCGCGGCATCGCCTTCGACTCGTTCGACCCTGACGACGCCACGGTCACGGACTACCCGAAGGGTCACATCCCATCACTGAACTGGCGAGACTTGCCGATCAACCCACACTCGTACCTCGGTGAGTGGATGACGTATGCAGAAGAGTATTACCCGTGGGTCCCTCACGAGTACTTCCTGTTCGCTGGCCTCCAGGCCATCGGTCTCGCCACCGGCAACTTCATGACGAGCTTCACAGGTGCCCCTTTGTCGGGGTCCTTGATGTTGGCGATGATCGGGCCGTCCGGTCACGGCAAGTCGACAGCCGTCTCGGAACTCCGCAAGATGATGACCCGCGTCCCCGGCGTGAAGTTCGACCCGGACTTCGGGACCGGCGTCAAGATCATTCCTTCGCCGGGCTCCGCCGAGGCGCTGGTCAAGAGCATCTACACCGAGGTCGAGATGGCGGCCTCGCCAGTGCCGGGAGCAAAGGAAGAGGTCGGCGTCACGGCCTGGCTGCACGAGGACGAGTTCGCAACGATCGTGGAGAAGTCCAAGCGTCGCGGTGGCGGCGTGATGAAGACTCGCCTGATCCAGTTGTACGACTTCGTGAAGTCCAAGGATGAGAAGGAACTCGTCATCGAAGACTTCTCGCTCGGCGCTGGGCTCCGTGGCCTCCACGACAGTTACTTCTCGGCGGTATTCACCACCCAGACGGATGCGCTCCGGTCGATGATGGACTCCACCGACCTGATCAGCGGGTTCCTCAACCGGATCGTGCCGGTCATGGGGCCGCAGAGGCAGCGCCGTCGCATCGCCGACGCCGTACAGCCCCCGGCGACCCCGGACCACGACGCACAGTACAACCGACTGTGGCACCGTTGCCGCCAGAAGCGCCAGGTGGTCCCGTTCACCCAGGGGGCGCTGGAGTTGGTCGACAACCACACCTTCCTTCTCCGCGTCGAGAAGTTGGCGGCGAACGATTCACTGTATTCCCGCATCAACCACATGACGTGCCGGATCGCGTTCCTCTTGGCGGTGAACAACTTCGAAAACGAGGTTGAACCGAAGTACGTCAACGCGGCGTGCGAGGTCGGCAGTTCATACCTGATGGATTGTTTCTTCTCGCTGAGACAGTCCGTGATCGCCACTCAGTCCGACGATGCGGCGTCGCGGATCATGAACTTCGTGCAGCGGTTCTTCGATAACCACAAGGTCTGGCCGACGTCGACCCAGTGGCAGAAGGATCGGTCCTACTCAGACTTTGACAGCGACACCCGGCAGCGAGCACTGGACACGCTGTTCAACGAGGGACGGCTCGTGCGCCTCAAGCTCCAGAACGGCAAGGGAATCCAGAAGGCTTTGGTGATCCCGCTCGGGCAGTGGGTTGCCTACGCCGACTCTCATGAGAAGAAGTACAAGCTGGAAGACGTGTACGCATGAGCGACCCGGCGACGCGCACCTCCTACGAGCTTGCGGATGGCAAGGACATCGCCGACCAGTACCGCACCGTCGACAGCCTTGAGTGGTTCGATCAGGACTACGAGCCGACCGAGCTGATCGAGCGCAAGTGGGTCATGACCGACGAGCGGTTCTTCACGCACCATCCGACCGGGTGCTACTGCCAGGAGTGCCGCCCTGAGGATGGTGACGATGTTTGACGAAGACATCCCACTGATTCAGCCGAACTGGGACCGCGAGGTCTGGCTCCTCGATCCCGGCCCGTTCATCGACATCGCTTTCGATCTCGGGATGTCCAACTTCGTCTTCCGCGCCCAGTACCACGAGCGCAAGGACACCAAGCAGGACTTCACGAAGTGGATCGACCTGTTCAGCCGGGGCCGCTCGTGGCGCGTGATCTGGACGCCGTTCCCCGGCGACTTCGCCGTCGCATTCGACTCCGATCATGGCTGGAAGAACCCGATCGCCGTGTGGCGCATCTGGCGGGCCAACAAGAACTCCTTCAATCAGATGGATCAGTACTTCAACGAGCCGCCCAAGCCAGGGACGGTCATCGGCCACTTCGGGGTGAACTCGCGAACCCACTCGACTCCGGTGGCCGTCGTGCCAGGGCAGGAGCACCGCGTCCTTCTCGCCAACATGCCGATGGAGGATGGACTGTGGGGTTCGATCGCCTCACATGCTCAGCAGCTCCAGGCGACCAACCCGGAGCACACGCTCCACTTCCACGGGCAGAAGAGCGTCGGCCGGACCATCGGCATCGCCGTCAAGTCATTCGACCACCCGGTGCGCCTCGGCTGGAAGGATGGCTACCCACGGGTGCTTCTGGGTAACGGGATGGAATGGGGAGTGCTCAAGAACCCGACCGTCCATCAGGAGCAGTGGCTTCGCATTATCGGTATCGACCCCAAGGCGCTGATGCGGATGGAACGCAAGGAGCAGTCCCGCAAGGTCTACGAGACCAACCTCCGCTCCCTGAAGTGGGCGTTCTTGAACTGGGATCGGGCTTGGGATTTCCGCCGAGCCTCAGACGAAGAAGAGGACATCGAGTCCTCCGATGTTGACTGGTCGCCGCAGGCGCTTCCGGTGCGTATCCGTAAGACCAAAACAGAAGTGATGGAACTTGACCGCTGGTTGTGTGACACTTGCAGCATTCAGTTCCGGTGCCCCTACTCAAGACAAGGATCGGTGTGCATCGTGCCCGACTCAGAAGCGTCCCATCTCCCCGAGATGTTCGGCACACGCAACGCCGATCAGATCATCAACGGCCTGGTCAGCGTGCTCACGCTTCAGGCGCATCGTGTCGAGCAGGGTGTCGCCGCGGAACGCAAGATGCAGGAGGCCATCCTGGAGGACCCCGAGAAGTCGGGTACGGGCCTGTCGCCCGAGGTGACGAGGATCGTCAACAGCCTGTTCGACCGCGGTGTCGTCCTCGCCAAGCTGGTCAGCCCGAGGCTGGCGGCTCAGGGTGCGCCGAAGATCAACATTGGCATCGTCACCGGCAACAACGGGACGGCGGTGACGACGGCGACACCGCAGGCGCTCATGCAGGGTGTCGCTGCCGAGCTTGAATCCCGTGGAATCGCCCTGGAGGACGCCACCGAGGAGATCATCAACCAGATCTTGTCAGAATCAGTGCCGATCGAAGCGACAGCACGCGAAGGAACACAGTGACCATCACCATGATCAGGCGGCCCGAGGTGTTCGTAGACGTCGACGCGTGGGAGCGCGAGCGCGTCCCGCGTGAGGCCGTCACCTTGATGATCTATGTCTACTCGTACCGCAAGAAGTACGGCACCGGCCCGTCCTGGAAGGACATCGCCGGACTGATGGACTGGGACCACCTCACCCGCAAGCAGTGGCGGACACGGATGAAGAGGATGCGGCGCTGGGGTCTCCAGTGGCGCTTCAACGTCGAAGGATCGACCAAGATTCACAAGGACGTCCGTCCCTATGTCGAGAAGATTGTCTGGAAGTCGACACACGCCTGAATCGGCCTGTTACCATGCCTCGGCATGTCGACCGCCGTCAGCCCTGCGTCCTTGCTGGCTCTGATCCAGCAAGAACGTCAGTGGCTCCTGGACAACCCGCACTTCCGGGAGCGTCCGGCGTCGATGTCTCAGTTCTTGGGGCCGGACTACCTCAACATCGAGCGCCACGTCCGTCCTGCCGTCCGCGAGGTCTTGGTCGACCTGTTCGGCGAGGACCCGAACCCGGAGCGGATGTCTCTCTACCCGAGAGCCATCTTCACTGGTGCCATTGGCATTGGCAAGACGACGTTGGCCTCGATCGTGCTGCCGTACATGGCCCACTGGATTCTGTGCCTCAAGGACCCGCAGGGCTACTTCGATCTGATGCCGGGTTCGCGCATCGCCTTCATGCAGATGTCCACTTCCGCCAACCAAGCGAAGGAGGTCGTGTTCGGTGACATCAAGGCCCGTATCGAGCACAGTCCGTGGTTCAAGAATCATCCCTTCGATCCTTCCTTCAAGAACCAGATTCGATTTCGCAGCGTTGACCAGACGACGGGTGCCCTGGTCGAGCGAGAGGTCTGGATTCTTCCGGGCGACTCTGCTGAGACCACCTTTGAGGGCTACAACATCCTCGGTGGCATCTTGGACGAGATCGACTCACACAAGGTCACGAAGGTAAAGGACTACGCCGACCAGGGCTACACGACGATCCACGGCCGTATCACTTCTCGATTCCAGGACCGGGGATTCATCCTCCTCGTCGGTCAGATGAAGAAGGCGACCGGGTTCGCTGCGAAGATGTACCGGGACATGAAGTCCGATCCCAAGGCGTACACCTGTCGCATGAAGATCTGGGAGAGCCTCGGCTGGCACCGATTCGTCAAGCCGGACGGCACCAGGGATTCCTTCTGGTACGACACCACCCGCTACGCGTTCACCACTCAAGCGCAGGCCGAGTTCCTTGGCTTCCCCGAGACGATGATCGAGGTGCCCGAGGTCTATCGCCGAGACTTCATGAACTCGCCGATGAAGGCGCTGCGCGACCTGTGCGGAATGCCTCCGGCCGTCAACGCCCCGTTCATCCACGACTCCACCCGCATCCTTGCAGCCCGTGAGGAGTGGGTGCGTCGGTACGGCCCGGTCGGTCCTGTCGACCAGATGGGCGTCTTCGCTGACTGGTTCGTTGCCCCGAACAATCTCAAGCGTGTGATCCACGTCGACATTGCCTACTCCGGCGAGGGAGATGCGCTCGGCATCGCGATGGGCCACGTTCCCGAGATCATCAAGATCGACGGCGAACTGAAGCCGTTCATCACGATCGACATGCTGTTGCGCGTCAAGGCTCCTCCGGGCCGCGAGATTCAGCTCGCCGACATCCGCAAGATCATCTACCGACTCAGGGACGAGTTGAAGTTCCGTATCGTCAAGGTCACGACTGACGGCTTCGAATCGACAGACTTCCGTCAGCAGCTTACCAAGAAGCGCATCCCTACGGAGAAGATCAGCGTCGACCGGGACATGCTCCCGTATCAGGACTTGTACGACGCCATCATGGAAGGCCGCATCGCTCTCCCGCCGTACATGACCTACTTGAGCATCAACGAGACCGAGCCGCTCGACATTCTGTTCAAGGAGTTAACCGAGCTTCAGGAGGTCGGGCCGAAGATCGACCACCCTCCCGAGGGCTCCAAGGATGTCGCCGACGCCGTTGCCGGAGTGGTTCACTCACTTATCGGCACTCGGTCTTACCAGAATCGTGTCCGCAGTCTCGACAGCGACACTGGAGATTCGGGCGAATCGACGTCTACTCTCGTCATGGCCGGTGGAGCACGCTTCCAGCATCCGGCGCTGAACTCAGATTTCAACCCCAAGGCACCAGTGCCAGGTATCGGCGATCCAATCCCTTGGAAGCCGCCATCCCGTTAGCGGACAAGTCCGCGAGGAGGAACAATGCAGCAGTTGTCATTCGATCTCGGATCGGCGATGAGTTCGTTCCGAAAGTCCGAAGCTCCTGCGCTTGGGCCAGCCTTCTCGCATCAGGTGTTCGATCCCTCGGTCCTGTCCATGCCGGGCGGGTCCACGATCATGTTCGATCTGGACAAGCTGACGATGGCCGACTACCGGACCATGCGGTACCACCCGCAGATCAACGCCTCCCTGTCGCTGATCACCTTCATGATCCATCAGCTCGATTGGACGATCGAGTGCGAGGACAAGAAGATCGCCGATACGGTCGAGGAGAACGTCCGCCTGATCTGGACCCGCCTGATCCGCGCCATCTCGCAGTCGTTCTGGGCCGGGTACAGTCCGAGCGTCCTGGAGTGGGAGAACACCAACAACGGCAAGAACATCTTCATCAGCAAGATCAAGGACTTGACGCCGGAGCAGTGCGAGGTTAACTGGAAGGAGGTCGAGTCCAGCTATCGGCCGCCTCGTTCCGAGAACCCGTACAACCAAGTCATCCCCAAGGTCAAGGTGTTCGACGGCATCAAGAAGTTCGGTCTCGGCTACCCGATCCCGACCGAGCATTCGTTCTGGTACCCGCTGCTCATCGAGAACGGCGACTACTACGGCAAGAAGCTCCTCAAGCCCGCGTTCACCTCGTGGTACTTCTCGATCCTCATGCACTTGTTCAGCAACCGCTACTTCGAACGCTTCGGTGAGCCGGTCCCTGTCGGCCGTGCGCCTTTCGAAGAGGAGTTCAAGTACAAGGACGCCGATGGTGCCGAGAAGTCCAAGACCGGCAAGCAGGCGATGGAGGACATCCTCCGCAGCCTCCGCAACCGCGGCACCGTCGTTCTT